TCATCTTCAACGACCATCATTCCATCAGTGGGATGATATACACATGTAAGCATCGTCACTCCTTATGACAGGACTTTGACGGCATATTGTGGATGCCATTTAAATCCGCACAGTAAGTCGATACGCATATAGTTTTGATAACCTAAGATATCGCCAGTTTGTGTTACAGCGAGTGACAAACCAGTTTCAGGATCAACAGCTACAGATGCATAAGGAACTTGCAGTTTGTAAAGCGGAGGACAAACGATATCTAAACCACGGGAAGGATATGCCACGTTACAGTTGTAAGATGTAACCATTGTCACTGCAGCGTCATCAGGAATAGCATTGCTAACGTTTCTGTTAGGATTTAGCGTGTCAGAAATAATGCTTGGAGCAACAGTTACAGTAATAGCACCAGCGCCATCAGAACTAGCAGCTGCTTGCACTACAAATTGCATGTCTTGACCAGTGGCTGCACGTCCTACAGGGTTAACAGATTGCACTCCAGCGATAGAAATGACATCACCTGGTAAGAAATAATCTGTGATACTGATAGTAGCGCCATCCATAACAATAGTGTTGCCAGAAGATACAGCGCCATTGACAAGAAGAGCATCTGAAGAATGCAATCTAGGTCCCGCACCTGCTATGTGGTGTTTAATATTTTGAGATTGGAAAATATCAAAATAAGATAAATGCCCAATAGCTGAGCTTCTAACGATGTCCTCGTTGAAGACTGGAGTAAAGTTATTGAGCAAAGCGCCTTTAAGAGAAGAACCATCACGTACAGTCATTGCTAAATAGGCATCAGATGCAATATTTACACCTTGTTCAAGCAACTTAGCACCTGCTGTATCAACTGTTGTAAAGGAGTTAATAGCGACCCCTGCGGTACCTGTAAAGAAGTTCAAATCAAGTTCTGATGCGGATGAAATATCTTTTTCCATCTGGGTAATTACTTCCTGAATTGCAGGAGCAATAAAGAGACGGGAGAAGTCTTCAATGCGCAAAGACAAGTCTTGAATGGTATAGGCAATCAGCGCGTGATATTGATGCGCAATAACGATTGTCTCTACCGTTTCAATGATTGATTGAGGGGTTGCAACCGAGCCATCGCCTACGATGAAATGGTTTTGACGTCTGACTTGCAGCGTATCACCGATTTTGTAACCGGAAGAAACAAAATCATCTTGGTAGATACGACTTGCAGTCATGACGAAAGGGGCATTGTTAGCAAACATTGCTAACGCTGTGTTACTGACTAGGTCAGTTGTAATAAATTGGTTTGTCATTTAAGTGGCTCCATTTAATCCGTTAAATGGCACCAGGTTTTACTAGGGTTTCTAGTTTAGTCCTTTAAACCTTCGCTACTTCCATGTGCCAGCCTTCATCCTCGCCCTGATTACAGAAGGAGGAGTCTTGTCTGTTATGGCAGTTGAAGAACTAGCAGGATTTGCGCGTATCGAACCCATGGGGTTTGATTTAGGAGTACTAGACGTTTTACCGTTATTGCCACCCATTAGCGAAAACGAAAGCTTGTTCACTTCGCGTGCCTGGTCTAGTGGATGGAGTTTAGATATACGTTCGAGTTCAGCTTTGTTTTTACCGAGTTTGTAAGCTACATCAGCCGGATTTTCAACGAGTAGCAGTGCATCCCGCACATGTGAAGTGAAAGGTACGTCATCACCTCGCACTATCTCGTCAAAGTCATCATATTTATCCATTGCTTTGTCAAACTCTTCATTCAGGCGTTGATATTGCTTCTGAACATGTGCTTGACGTTCCGCAATTTTTGCTTGCTGCTCTTCATGATCCTTCATGCCAAGCGCAAGACGTACGGCTCTTTGTATTCGCTCTTCTTCATTCGTAGCGGGCGGATTAGGCTGGCCAGGAGATGAATAGGGAGTCTGGTTATAATCAGTATATTGAGGGTTTGCGCTATCGCCTGAGCTTAAATGCGCCTGCATTTGCATCATCTGCTCTTGCATTTGTCGCATTTCTCGAGCGTGCTTCTTAGCTTGCATGCCAAGACGTTTTTTAATTCCGTATGGGTCTTCTGAGGGAAGGCCTTCATCATCGGAATTATTTCCCGCCTCTTCTGCGTCACCTACGCCAACGCCACCATTTTCAATATCTTCATTATCACCGCTTAATTCTTCGGCTAAAGCGTTCTGATCTTCGTCCATAAAGCTCTTACTCCTTCCGACACATTGCGTGCCCTAGACCAATGCGGCTGGTCTGAAACCCTAAGAGAATCCATCTCTTGTCCTTATATTTTACCTAACTAACTGTTCATTTATAACGCTACATATAGCGGTTAAGAACATTTTTGATGCTTATTTTCACATTGTTTGCTTGTTATTGTGGCCAAAGAAAGCTACAATTCAATAATAGAATTGCATAGGTAATAATTATGAAATCAGCTACTGTAAGGGCTAGAATTGAGCCAGATTTAAAAATTGAAGTAGGAAAAATTTTACAATCATTAGGAATTTCATTTTCTGAAGCTTTAGAGATGTTTTTGCATCAAGTTAAGTTAAAAAATGGCATTCCTTTTGATATTCATGTTCCGACAAATACTAAGGCGAATGACAATGACTAAAGAAGAAAAGGTAAAACAATATCCAAATTCTATTGATACGAGAGTTGCGCTACTTGAGATGTCTATATCTCATATCAATGAAACCCTTCAGAGCATGAAAGAAGATGCAAAGGAATTTCGCAATGAAGCAAGGTCAGACTTCCGGTGGCTTATGGGAATGATTATAGGTCTTTCAACATTCACAGTCGGCGGATTTGCTGGAACAATAGCCGTTATGGCACATGGGTTTCATTGGATTTAATCTTTCTTTCTGGCTTATGCAAGGATGCAAGCACACTAGCAAGCTTAGATGAAAAGTCCTTCTCCATTTTATCGGCATTCAAAATCATCTTCCCATGTTCAATACCTATCTTCTGTTTCTCAAGACCGCGCTTTTCTTGCATCTCTTGGGCTTTTAGAATCATCTCTGCTTGCTCTAAAAGATGTTTTTCCTTTCTTATGCGAAGTTCTTCCGCGCGTTCCATGAGTTGCTGTTCTTCAATAGCCATCTTCTGTTCGTTAATCTGCAAAGCTTGCTGTTGTTGCTGCAATTGAACCTGAGCCATTTGTTCTTGTGGATTAGGTGGCTTAGGTGGTAATTGTTTTCCTTCTTCTTGTGCGATAATTTGAGGAGGAACAAGCGTTTTAAAGCGTTCTGCCATCTGGGGCATGAATTGAACATCAAGATTTTTAGCCCATAGGTCAGCAATGAGTGGGAACACTTCGGGGTTAGCAGCTAAAGTTTGCTGCATGAACTCAAGAGCTACTTCCTTCTGTACGGCAAATGATGGGCCTGTATCTATCTCAACGTCATAATCCTCGTTATCAAGAACATTTTCACGAATAGGCTCACCATCTTCCGTTTCACCAACCATTTTGTTTAAGGTGATAGACTCTGTTCTTCCGTCAGGCTTTGAAACAATAAGATGACGCTCAAAATCACCAGCAATCACTGGAAGTAAGTCTAAAACAACTCTTCCGCCCTGCTCAATAGCTTGGTTAAGATTATCAAACCAAACATAAGCAGACATAGAGCCTTCTAGCTTTCTCTCACGTCTTGCTTTTCCGGACATATCACGCCCTTGTAGCTCTTCGTTCTCAGAGAAACCCATAATTTCTCTCATATCTTGAGAGCCACGTTGGAATTGTTGCAAAAGCGTCTGTGATAGCTCCCAAGGGGCTTGTTTGGTAGGCATCATTCCAGTCTTAGGGTCAGGCCGTGCTATCAATGCGCCTATTTGCAACTCAGGGTTTCGCCATTGTTGTTCGTTGCCTATGATATTATCCGGTGTGGCAAGCCATTGTTCTCGCCTTCTATTCTTGATTTCTGCGGCTATTTCCGAACCAACATAGTTTACGAACTTCTGAGCATCTTTGGCTTCATGTATAAATGAGCGGGTATATTGTTGTCCATTGATAAAGTTTGAATCACCATCTACGAAGATTATGGGTAACTGTTTAGAAGGCCAATCATTGTATTTAATGATTTCATTCTGAGTCATCATGTACTGACGAATTACGTAATCTTTACTCATACGTTCTGCATGTACTTCGGGGATTGTTCTTAAAATCATGTCTCCCACAACTTGAGAGTTCTCAGCTAATTGCTTTCTCATTTCAAGTTCTTTTTGCATATCTTCCCATTCTTCCTCTGTGACCGTTGAGCCATCTGTAAGCAAAAGAACCTTAATTGGGAACCATTCTTTGCGCGTATACTTACATACTACTATTGTGTCACGCGTTTCCCATTGGAAATCTAGGAGGGAACGTGGGTCGGAATAAGATACAGGGTTTTGCACCCAGGGATATGTTGCATAGAATTCTTGTTTTGTATAAACATATTGTCTTGAGCAGAAATTACCATCGCCCTTATGTGGCTTCATGGCTGTCGGGTCAAAGGATGTTCTTGTTACATCGGGAATAAGTTCGTATCTGATTACTTGGTTGAATGATTTAGGATTTTCG